ATGGGAATAGAATTAGCTCAATCTTCTTTACCATTAATATTAACTTATGCTCAACAATTAAACATAGATCCTAATGGTGAAAACCTTCCGGATGTATGTCCTTCAACAGATATTATAAATAATATATTACCACCATTAAATAACATTATTACTACATTAAATACTACATCCGAAACTTTTAATAAAATACAAAAATATTTAACCTTATTAAATACTGGAGTAGTTACTTCTTTAAATATAGCAAAAACAATAAACACCACTCTTCCTATATTACAAGCAGCCATTCAAGCTATTCCCATCCCTCCAGGGGCTTTGGTTGGATCTGACAGTATTTTAACTTATATTAAAGAAAATATACTATTTGGTGAAGATGGTACTCCAAGACTACCTCCGATTGCCTCTGGAGTAGGATCAGCCGGAATTGGTATTACTATATTCATATCAGTACTCGATAGTATAACAGCAGTAATTAAAAAAATTATTTCTTTAATTCAAATTTGTTTACCTCAAGCTAGTATTAATACATTATCTGATACAATCAATAATATAACAAACTCAACAAACCAAACTAATAATCCAACCCAAACCCTATATCAGGGATTTATAATTAATATAGAAGAAAAAGATTATAGTCCTACTGTGAAACAAAGAAGAGCAGTAGGTCAAAATTATCAAGGAATAACATTAATAACTACTCCTTATTCTTTTACAACAAACTCACAAACTTTAATTAATGAATTAAAATTCATAATTGATAGAGATAAACTAAAAGCTTACTAACTTAATATTTATAAACAATGAAACCATCAGATTTTAAAAAAATTATTAAAGAGGCAGTAAGGGAAGCTATTCAAGAAGAATTAAAAGATATTCTATTGGAAGCTGTTCGTGCCCCTAAAACAATTGTTACGGAGTCAACAAGAGACACTTACGCTCAACCTAACATTTCTCAACCTAAAAAATTATCACCTCAAGAAAGACAAGCAATGTTTGGTAATATCTTAGAAGATATGCAAGTAGGAACTCCAGCAACAACGGCTTACGCTGGACAATTCCAACCACAAGGTCCAGTAGATGCTATTAATGGAGCATTACCTGAAGGTAGTGTAGGATTAGACCAAATAATGGCTTTAATGAATAAATAATGGCTATAATAGTTAGAAATAAATTCCCTGTTGACACGGATGCTGCTAAAGCTGTAGGTGTAAATATTCCCTTTAGTGGGACAGCGGTTTTTATTTCTAATTATCTAACCAGAGATGCTATAAGAAATAATATTATTAACTTTTTTTCAACTTCCAAAGGAGAAAGAGTTATGAATCCTTTATTTGGTAGTGTTGTAAAACAAACACTATATGAAAATATGTCTATTAATACTGAGGAAACTTTAAAAACTATAGTTACCGATGAAATTAATAGATTTTTTCCGTTTGTAAGTTTACAAAATGTAAACATTGCTGCTAATGAAGATATAAATCAATTGATTATTACTATAACATATAGTGTAATTAATTTTGGAATTAATGATATAGTAAACATAACAATATAAAATGGCTTTAAAAAGAGATATAACATATTTAAATAAGGATTTTAGTTCATTAAGGGATTCCTTAATAACCTATTCTAAAACTTATTTTCCTAACACTTATAATGATTTTTCTCAAACATCCCCCGGAATGATGTTTATGGAAATGGCAGCCTATGTAGGTGATGTTATGTCTTTTTATTTAGACAATCAGGTTCAAGAAACTTATCTACAATATGCTCGTCAAACAAATAACTTGTATGATTTAGCTTATATGTTAGGTTATAAACCTAAAGTTACTTCCGTAGCAACTACAACATTAGATTTTTATCAAATATTACCTTCTATTATTGCTGGTAGTACAACAGTACCTGATTTTAATTATACATTAGAAATTCCATCAAACACAGTAATTAATTCTTCTACAAATAATAATGTAAAATTCTTAATACAAGATAAAGTAGACTTTTCTTATAGTAGTTCATCCGATCCTACAGAAATAACTGTTTATCAAACTAGTGGAGGAAATCCAACCTATTATTTACTAAAAAAATCAAGACCATCTATTTCCTCAGTAATAAAAACTACAACATCTACTTTCACAACACCTATTCCTTTTAACTTTATAGATATTAATGATTCTAATATTGTAGGAATTTTAGATGTATTTGATTCTACTAACAATCAATGGTATGAAGTAGATAATTTAGCTCAAGATGCTATTTATGATTCTATAAATAATACCAATCCAAATGATCCTAACTATTACTTATCTGTAGATACTCCAAATTTATTAAAAATAAAACAGGTTCAAAACCGATTTGCTACCCGTTTTATGAATTCCGGGTCTTTAAGAATATTATTCGGATCAGGTAATCCAAACGATACAACAGAAGAAATAGTTCCTAACCCAAATAATGTTGGTTTAGGGTTACCATTTGAAAAATCAAAGTTAACAACAGCTTATTCTCCTACTAATTTTGTATTTACAAATACTTTTGGAATATCACCTTCTAACACTACTTTAACTTTAAGATATTTAACTGGTGGAGGTATTGAATCTAATGTACCATCTGGAGATTTAAATTCATTTAATTCACTATCAGCTACATTTAAAAACTCAACAATATCAAATTCATCACTAGCTAATCAAATATTTAACTCATTAGAAGTTAACAACCCAGAAGCAGCAACTGGTGGTTCAACAGGGGATTCTGTAGAAGAAATTAGACAAAATTCCCTATCAAATTTTCAAACTCAATTGAGAGCAGTAACTACAGATGATTATAATGTTAGAGCTTTAAGTTTACCCTCTCAATATGGTAATTTAGCTAAAATATATACTGCCAAAGAAAAAGCATCAGATTTATCATTAGGAGAATTAGCTAGTTCTCTAAACATGTATGTTTTGAGTTATAATAATGACGGAACTTTAAGAGTAGCTTCTTCTGCTTTAAAACAAAATTTAATTACTTATCTTTCTCAATTTAGAATGATAAACGATTCTTTAAAAATTAAAGATGCTTTTATTATTAATATAGAAGTAGATTTTGATATAATTGTTTTACCAAACTATAATAACGATGAAGTATTATTAAAATGTATTCAATTTATTCAACAATATTTTAAAATAGATAATTGGCAAATAAATCAACCTATTATTTTAAAAGATTTATATGTTGGTTTAGACAATATTGATGGTGTCCAAACAGTAAAAAATATTAGTATAAACAATAAAAATGATATTACTTTAGGATACAGCCAATATGCTTATGATATCCCCTCAGCAACATTAAATAATGTAGTTTATCCTTCTATAGACCCTATGATTTTTGAAATCAAATACACTAATTCAGACATTAAAGGTAGAGTTGTATCCTTATAATTTAAAACAAAATGGCAGTATATAAAATATTCCCTACTCAAGATACTACACTCTACTCAGGGTACCCTTCAATGAATACAGGGTTAGATGAAATCATAGAAGTTAGTACTAATTTTAAAACTGGAGAAGCATACATTGATGGAAACTATCCTCAATCCTCTAGATTTTTAATCAAATTCAACCCTACAGAAATAAATGATATTATTAATAATAAAATATCAGGATCGTCTTGGACTTCTAATTTAAAATGTTTTGTATCTAATATTGAAGGTTTATCTAATAATACAACATTATATGTAAATGCTTTATACCAAGATTGGAATATGGGTACTGGAAAATTTTTAAACAACCCAGAAACTCAAAATGGAGCATCTTGGATATGGACTGATTATTCTGGTAGTACTAAATGGACTACTGGAAGTTATGTTCCTGGTTCAACTGGTTCTTACAATCTAACTACAAATCCAAATTCTGATGGAGGTGGTGTTTGGTATATTAATTCTCAAGCATCCCAAACATTTAATTATTATTCAGATTTAGATATTAATTTTAATGTAGATGGTATTATTACTAATTGGTATAGTAGTTCATTTAATAATTATGGATTTATTGTTAGACAATCACCTTCTCAAGAATTTATTAATAATCCAAATGCTCAAACAGAATTAAAATATTTTTCAAGAGATACTCATACAATTTATCCTCCACAATTAGAATTTAAGTGGAATGATTTTATATATTCAACAGGAAGTTTATCAGTTTTAAATACTACTCCATCTACAATATCAATAGATCAAAACATAGGTACTTTTTATTCCAGTAGTATTAATGTATTTAGAGTAAATTCAAGACCAGAATATCCAATAAAAATATGGCAAACATCTTCCCTAAATACTATTAATTATGCCTTACCTACAGCCTCTTATTATGCTGTTAAGGATTTAGATACAAATGAATATGTTATTGATTTTGATACAACTTACACAAAATTAAGCTGTGACTCATCTGGTAGTTTCTTTACATTATATATGAATGGTTTAGAACCTGAAAGATATTATAAAATTTTAATTCAAACAACCCTTAATGGATCTACAATAGTATTTGATGATGATTATACATTTAAAGTAATTAACGGATAATCCT